TATTCGCAAGGATCAACAATTAACCAATTGTATTTTAGAAATATGGGAAGTAGTGGGGTGTGGACAAGTTGGGTACAATTGGCCCAATACGATGCATCCGGAAAAGTAGCCATTGCCAATCTACCGGACGCAACAACCGCCGCAAAAGGTATTGCACAATTAGTAGATAACTACACAACCGCAGATGCCGCAAAAGCCGCAACGGCAAATGCGCTTAAATCACTAGCCGATTTTGTAAAAGGTTATGGTTTGGGCGATGTTTCAAAAGATATATCCGGAACAGATTTAAACGCGTTGGATGTTACAGGCTTTTATTATGGAACATCATTAACAAACAGTCCGGAAGGTACAGGAGCGGCCGCATACGGTTATCAAATTGTTAATGCTAAAGTGAACGCAACAACAAAAATGCAAATTGCAACAAGGATAAATGGAGGATTGCAATATTTTAGAACGAATAGCGCGGGAACATGGGGAGCGTGGAAATCAATTGCAACACTAGATGCAACCGGGAAAGTCGCGCCATCTAATTTGCCAAGCGCAAGCACAAGCGCCGCCGGGATCGTTCAATTGGTCGATAGTATAACAGATACATCAACGGACAAGGCGGCAACGGCAAACTCATTAAAATTATTGTCAAACGTTGCCCAAATGATTAAGTTAACCAACGATGGAGGCACAAGACTAAACACAAGCGTTGCCGACATTACAACATTAGGGCCAGGATTTTATGCGTTAGGCGCGCAATTTACTACTCCAGCAATGCCGGTTCCAAATGACACTTCGTATTATATGCTTGATGTAATGTATACAAGTAGTACAAAACAATTTCTTTTAAGACGGAATTTTGATAATAGGGTTTGGTTTGGCAGTGTTCACATTGACGGATTATTCAAAGGCTGGAATGAAGTTGTAACCGACAGATTGCCAACATGGAACGATGCAACATTGCAAAACGGATGGGTGAATTGGGGCGGTTCAGATGCGCCGGCGAATTACTCAAAAATAGGAAGTGTTGTTAGGATTAGAGGGACGGTCAAAAACGGAACATCAACCGCAAGTACAGTTTTATTCACATTGCCGGCCGGTTATCGCCCTTTATATAACCAATATTTCACTACACTATGTCAAGGGAATGGAATCGTTAGGATAAAAGTTGATATAAACGGTTCAGTTACATTAAACACGGCTCCATCCAGTAACGGGTGGGTTCAGCTTGATGGGATAACGTTTGTTGCAGACGGAAACTAATAAACAGGAGGGGATAACATGGAAAAAGCATTCAGATATGATTTAGTAACATTCGAATGGATGCCAGGAGAAGAAATTTTCGTTTCTCCGGATGAGGATGGAAAATATAATTTTCCGGCGGGTTATACGCTTAAAGCGGTCCCAATGCCTAACTATAAAATTGTTTATGATCCTAAAAAGGATGAGTGGATTGAAACCATTACAGATGAAGAATTGGCCGCATTGCACGTTCCAGGACCGAAAACAGAATTTGACAAATTAAAAGATGAAATGGCCGCAGAAATGGCGGCACAATCCGAAGAATACCAGCAAAAAAACGATCAATTAAAAGTAAAATTGGAGGCGGCCCAACGAGATAATGCGCAAATGAATTTGGCTATTATCGAATTATGGGAAAACCTCATTTAAAATTAAACCTCAAAAAAGGGGGCAAAAAGAAAATGCCAATATATACGACATTAGCCGCGGCATATGCGCGGGCCATCTATTTAGACGGCACCAAAAAATTTTCCGATATTAAACCGGAATATATTGACCCGGTCAAACAATACGCGGGCGCAAACTATACCCAGGAGCAAATTGACGGCGCTTTTTACAACAAATTTATTACATCAAAAGAGTATGCAGATACTTTATCATATAAAGCATAAAACAAGGCCGGGGCAATCGCTCCGGTTTTTTGTCGAGTAAAATTTTGTCTATTAAACTCCTAATTTGTCGGCCCATCGGTTACAATTGTTTTATATGACAGAGAGAAAGGGGGAGCGGAATGGAGGTGGAGAACATGGAGGAAAGCAAGCAAATATTGATTGCAATAACAGAATTGCAAGCCAACATGAAAAATATGAGTGCCAAAATTGATGAGATTAGTAAAATATCAAATATGGTTTTAGAAACTGACCAAAGGGCCAAAAGCGCACATAATCGAATTGACGACTTGAAAGCAGAATTTGCGGACAAGTTGCAGACGCAAAAACAGGATTATGAAAAACAATTTGCGGATATTGAAAAAAGACAGGACAAAACAGAAGGGCATCAAACATGGTTATGGCGGACCATTGGCGCGGGCGCTATTACGTTAATATTCGGGATTATATTATTCTTTTTAACAGAGGGGGCAAAATAAAATGAGTAAACCTATTTTAGACATTTCGCATCACCAAACAGGCAAATTTGATTGGGCGAAAATTAAAAAATCAGTTGCCGGTGTGATTATCCGTGTTCAATACGGTTCAACAGTTGAGGACAAGCTATATAAAACGCATACCAGGAACGCGGCGAAATATGGTGTGCCATTCGGATTTTATGCGTATGGCCATTTTACAAGTATCAACGATGCCAGGGTTGAGGCGGATGATTTCAAAGACCGCGTTAACGCCATCGAAAAAGAGGTTGGCCAAAAAGCGCATTTTCTTATTTTAGACACTGAAAAAGACACAATTGCGTCATGCGGCACAAAAAATGTTGCGGATGCATCCCAGGCGTTTATTGACCGTTTAAAACACGCGGGCCGCAAGGTTGGTTTTTATGTATCGCATGAGTTATTCGATAATTACGGATTAAACAAAGTAAGAGCGGATTTTTTATGGTTGCCGAGGTATGGAAAAGACAATGGGACGCCATCGTTAAAACCGGATTATCCATGTGACTTATGGCAATATAGCCAACATTGCGATATTGACGGATATAACGGCCCGGTTGATTTATCTTTGTTAAATGGATCAAAGAGCGCAGAATGGTTTTTCGGATCGGCTCCAGTAGTGGACAAACCTAAACCTCCGAGCAAGCCGCAACCATCCGGGGATATTCACGTTGTTAAATCCGGCGATGTATTGAGTAAGATTGCATTGAAGTATGGAATGACAGTTGCAGAGACGGCCAAATTAAACGATTTAAAATCGCCGTATGTAATTTATCCAGGACAGAAATTAAAGGTCAAAAAAGCGGCAAAACAGGCGTCTAAACCGCAACCGAAATATTATGTTGTACAAAAAGGCGACGTACTGGAGAAGATTGCAAAAAGATTCGGGACAACGACCGCCAAAATTGACGCATTAAACAAGAATATTGTTAATGTAAATAAAATTTTTCCGGGCCAAAAAATCCGGGTTAAGTAAGAGGTGAGAATATGGATAAAATGACGATTGCAAGAATGATTGTTTTTGCATTGGGTTGGATCAACGCCGGATTGGTTGCAAAAGGTTTCAAATCAATCCCATTATTGGATGAGGGCCAGGTTGCATTTGCGATTGCCTTTGTTATTTCGGTTTATACAACCATTAGGCATAACTTTTTCGGCAAGAAAGGCAAAAAACAAAAAGAGGCCATTAAAAGCGCGGTATAATAGGATTGAAAGCGGGGAGAAAAAAATTCCCGCTTTTTTGTATATTTAGTGTTTACAATGGTAACAATGTATAGTATAGTTAAGACATAGCAAGGAGCACAAAACAAAGGGGCGGTAAAAATGAATTTGATTAAAGTTTACAATGATTATTGGGCGGTAAGAGTTTTAGAGGTAACAGAAACAAAAATTAAATGGCAATTTGTAACAGGTAGCGCAGAGGCGGATAAAATTATTGAATCAAAAAGAATCGACAGACCAAACGGTATTTATTGGATTAGACATGACTCGATGTATTGGTTAGAAGAATTTAAAGAAGAGATAACAGAATTTATACCGAAATAAACAACAGGCCGCGCGGGGATCATCCGGGCGGCCATAGGCGGCATAAAAAGGAGGTTGTTAAAATGGGAGCCGGTATTATGTTGATTGTTGGATTTTTCGTTGTAGGAGTTGGCGTGATTGCCGCAAATGTTTTACCGGAGGGTTTTAAAAATAAAATAGTTGAGTTGGTGAATAAGTTTTAAAAATCGGAGGCGGTAAAAATGACCGATAAGGATATTTTTAAGGGCAGAAAATTAGTTTATTGTAACAAATGCGGGTGGCAATGGTGGATTGGCATTTTATCCGCAAAATGCGGAGGTTGCGGGGATAACGATATTAAAGTTTTAGAAGTGAGAAAATGAATTTAACACAATGTATTTTGTTTTCATTGTCGGCGGTTATTTCAATTAGTTTTGTGGTTGTAGCGTGTTTATACAATAACAAGTAGGTGAAACAATGGAGTTTTTATTTATTCTTGTGCCGATATTAATAATTGTTCTTTTAGGCGGTTACAACGATTTAATTGAACGTTGGACAAGGGCGCATGAGGTTAGAAAAAAATGGAAAAGAAAGGAATAAAAACCCGTTACCGGCGAAAGTAACGGGCGAGGGGTAAAAATATCCGGAAACACAAAAGGCGGTTTTGAGGCCCGGCGATTAACTTATTATACCGCGGCGGCCGCTATTTAACAATAAATATCGGAGGGATAACGATGGAGGCAAAACAATTGTTAGGCAAGGCGGTACAAATTCACTTAAAGGATGGCGGCGCTTTTTATTTAAAGGTTACCGGGTTTAAAACGGACCAATTGCACGCTTTATATATAAATGGCGTTGATGATGAGGGTGTTGAATTAACAATTGATTTTAACGATATTGAAACTATTATAGGGGGTTAAAAATATGTTGATTTTAGAGGAATGGTTGAGAGATGGGCGGGAGTATCATGTTTTCCCGCTCCAAACAATCCAAAGTATGGCGGAGCGTTGGGGAGTTAGCCGCCAAAATGTTGTTGCATGGTCCAAACGGCATGAGGATTTCCCGAAGGAATTAACCGGGATCATTGAACAAACGGCCAAAACTCCAAAAGTGTATGCATTATATGAGGTTGAGCGGTATGAAACGATTAGGGGGTTAGTCAGTGCGCAATCATAAAGCGGATGCCGCGGCGGCATTGGATAATTGGCGGGTTAGAAAAGGGATAGAAAAGGATTTAAAAAAATTTATTGGCAAGCCAAACGAAAAATCAACATATGATGAAATAATTGAGGCCATCAAAGAAAAATGGTTTGTAGATTTTAGAGGCATGATACAAGAGCGAACGGAAAAAGAAAGGGAGCGGGAATAATGGGATTAAGAAAACCGATGGGTAAAAGCTGGAGTTATTGGTGGGCAAAGTTTGTTGATGATTCACTACCAAAAGGGCGCGTTTTAGTTTGTCGCCGTTGTAAATGGGTTTTGATCCATGAGGATAAATTATTAGGTAAGAAAACGTATGAATGCGAGGAATGCGGAAAGATCGCGCATAAATACCCAAAACATAGACATTAACCGGGGAAAAAATTTCTCCGGTTTTTTATTTTTATGGAATAGGACAATTTTTAGGCGGAATATTCTTTATTAAATTCCAACGCGGGATTATGGGAGGAATGGCAAAAGCCGCGCCGCGCATGGGTTAGGAATATTCTTTTTTAGGGAAACTATTTACTATGTAAATACTTTTAGAAAGGTGGCGTTAACCTTTGTTATTTTCAATAGTTTCATCGGCGGCAATGTTAGGCGTCGCGGGCGTTGCTTATTTCAAACAAAACGGACCGGCAACGAATGATGCAGATAAAATTCAAAAAATTTTTAATAATTGCGGTTGGTCCGGAAAAGGCGGCGAAACAATCCGCTTGCATCGGAAAACAAAATTTGATGGCGGCGTTGAATATGTTTACCAATTGCCGTTGGGATTTGACCGCAAAAAGATTGAAAACAACCGGCACATTTTGGAGGATGGTTTAAACGTCCGGAGCAACCTGGAGATTGATAAAAGGGATTTATTGAGGGTTAAGCTGGATAAAACGGTTATAAAGCAAATTAGAACGATTTTGAAGGGCAAAAAGGCAAAACAAAAAGAGATAGAATTAGAGTTTGACGGAATGCTAAAAATAAAAGTTTATAACGAGGCGATGCCGGAAAAAATCAATTGGAATGAAAACATGATCCGTCCAGGTAGTTTATCGGTTGGCATTGGCTCCATCCGCGGCGGCGTGATTTACCATGATTTCGATAAGCGTAAGAGCCTTATTGTCGCCGGGGTTCCAGGTAGCGGGAAAAGCGCCGTTATTAAATTAATCATTGCAACATTAACCGCGCAATGGCCGGAGGACGTCGAATTTTCATTGATCGACTTAAAAGAGGGGGCCGCCTTTAAACGGTTTGAAAATATGCGGCAAACGGTCAATTTTGGCACAAATGAGGATGAAACATTAAAAATTTTTACGGACGTTCAAGAAAAGATGAACGAAACATATAGAAAAATTGTTGCGGATGGATTTGAGGACATAACGGAGGCGGGCGTTAAAAAGCGACATTTCCTAATCATTGATGAGGCGGCCGATTTAGTGGACCATCAAAAGCATATGAAGATTTTAACCGACATTGTACGGAAGGGGAGGGCGGCCGGCTTTTATGTAATATACGCAACACAATACCCATCGGCCCAGGCTATACCAATGCAAATAAAACGCAACATACCGGCGCGGCTATCGTTTGTTTTGGATAGCGGGACGGCATCAACAACGGTTTTAGATTCAACCGGGGCGGAAGATTTGCCGGATATTCCAGGACGCGGCATTTATAAAGACACTAAGAGAATGACGTTTCAAGCGCCATACATTACCAATGCGCAAATTAAGAAAATCATTGAGCCGCACATTGTAAGCAAACCAAAAAAGGGGGATCAGCATGAACGGCCAATTGATAAAAAAACAGAGGACGGAAAATATTCTCTTGAGTTTAAAAAAGTTTGATTATTTCTCCAGGGAGCAATTGCAAAAAATACACAACTTAAAAGGGGACCGCAACGCCAACCGGGTATTAAACGGATTGAGCAAATATTTGGGATCATTCCGGCATGGCATGGAAAATATTTATTATTTAAACAAAGCGGGCCGGGAACACGTTGGATGCAATATTATTCGTAAAAAAACGCCTAACATCAATCATTTTTTAATGCGTAATCAACTATGGATTTGCATGGGTATGCCGCATAGTTGGCAAAACGAAATCAAAGTAACCGTTAAAGATATTAATATTGTATGTGATGCTAAATTTTTGCTCCAAAAAACGGATATTTTGGTTGAAATCGATGTAACCCAATCCATGGCGAAAAACAGGGTCAAAATAGAAAAATACAAACGGATTAAGGAATTGACGGGCAATGATTTCCATTTGATTTGGGTAACGGAAACAGAGAGCCGGCGGGCGGCGTTAAATAACCTAATGGCCGCGGCGAAGATACCGGGAAAAGTGTATGCCTTTAAAGATTTAAGATTATAGGAGGCGTCAACCATGTTCAAAGATTTGTTTTTTAAGGCCGCAAAGAAACAAGTGAAAAAATCCGGGGTTAAATGGTTGGATAAAAAGGTTGCAAAAGCATTGGGAACATCCGGCGGGAAATGTGTTAAATGCAAAAAGCGGAGCCGAAAGAGCGGCGCGTTGTTTTGCTCCAGGTGCTTAAAAAATATTTGGTCATTCTAAAACAAACGGAGGGGTTAAAATGCAAATGGCGATGAGGCGAACAAAAACCATCAAATTTGGCGAGTTTATGAGCGGGGAGTATAAAGTTAAAGAGGCAAAGAAAGAACGCAACACAAAGGCAATTATGAAGGCCGTAACGACTAGTACAATCATTATTACGGCCTCTAAAGTTGCAATTCCTATGTTTATGGTATCGGTCCCGCTTATGTTAGCGACGAAAGCAATTTCACCCGCGGCGGTTCCAGCATCGGCGGCGGCGGTCCCGGTTGGCCTAATGTCCGACACGGTAAAAGCTAAAATAATCCATGCATTCGATCCATTAGTTGATTTAATGGTTAGCCTATCATTGCCAATTGCGGGCGTTATGTTGACCGGCGGAGCGCTTATGATAATGATAGGCCGTAAAGAGCCTGGATATAAATTAATATTTGATTGCACAATTGGATATATTTTAGTGCAAATGTCCCCGATGTTTTTGAATTTATTAGCGGGCGTAGGTTCCGCTTTATAATTTATTGTAAGGCGTTAACGATTGCGCCATATAGCATGATAAACCAAAACATTCCAATTAGGATCATGGCAAATTCACCCTCTTTTTTAAGATCATGGTTATAGTATGGGTCAAATTTCTTAAAATATGCATTGATTAAAAGGACAAAAACGGTATATAATATTTTTTGACTCTAGGTCTAGTTATTCTAGTTGGTTTAATATTGAATGGTATTCGCCGGCGGACCGTTCAATTATCAAATGTCGGCACAAGAATATTATTGATGCAATATGGCCGCGGAAACGGTCAATAAAAACATCAACTTTTATTCGTCTAGGTAATTAAGTTTCTGCAAATTTTCGTATCAAATTGGGTTTGGTTCGGGTAGAAGGGTAACTATCCGGGCCATTTTTTTAATTTATATGTTTACAATGGTAACAAACCATGGTATTATATATTTGTAAGGTAAATAAAAGAAAAGAGGCGGTTGATAATATGGAACATTTTGGCGGATCAAAAACGCATGAGTGCGAGGATTGCGGGAGCCGATTGATCGAGGATAAACAATGTTTAACGTGTGATAGCAAAAATATTAAGGCTATCAGCAAATTAACAAAAGAACAATTCCAAGAAAATATAAATGATATGTTTTATCCGGGAGGTTGTTAAAATGAAAATGACTTGCAACGATTGCAAACGGCCGCACGATGTGGATGTTGTCCATGAGGGGTATTGCCCAAATTGCGGATCATACGACATAGATACAAACACAACAAACCAAGGAATTGCGGAGATTATCGAGTATTTAAGAGCGAATTAAAAAGCAACCAACCGGGGCAAATGCTCCGGTTTTTTGTTTGTTTTCCATTTGTCGTTATTTGTCGATATTATATTTAAAATTATTTGCATCTTTTCTATTTACAAACATAGAATGATAGGTTAATATAAAGCTATCAACAACGAAAGGAGTTGAAACAGATGGAAAAGCAACAAGTTAAGACGCAATTAAATGTGAGATTATCCCCGGAATTTAAAAGGGAAATTGACGTTTTCGCGGCGCAGAATGGTTTTAATTTAAAGGATTTAGTGGAAAAGGCTTTAAAGTATTACATGGTAGACCAAAAATAAAATAGTGAAGGGGTAAAAATTAAATGGCGAGATTAATAGCAAATACAAAAGGGATGCCGGAGAAAGAATGGCTGGAGTTGCGCCGCGGCGGCATTGGCGGATCGGATGCGAGCGCGATTGCAAAGGCAAATAAATATTCATCCCCGGTTATCGTGTACATGGACAAGCTAGGATTGTATGTTGGCGAAAAATCAGAACGCGTTAAAATGGCGGCGGAATTTGGGCATAAGCTGGAGCCAATTGTTAGATCGACATTTGTTGAAAAAGTAAACGCCGAGAGAGCGGAGAAAGGGCAAAAGCCGTTGCGGGTGGTACATAGGCAAGCGATATTTGCCCATGATGAGCATGATTTCATGAGGACCAATTTAGATGGCATCGTTTACGATCCGGAATTAGGCCAGGGAGTTTTCGAGGCCAAAACATCCCATTATATGCTCCGGGAAGAATGGGCGGGCGAAGATGTGCCAAACGCGTATTACATCCAATGCCAGCACAATATGGCGGTTATGAACATGGATTACGCATGGTTAGCGGTTTTGATCGGCGGCAACGATTACCGGCATTATTTTATCAAGCGGGATCAAGAGTTTATTGATTACCTCATCATGATTGAGAAAGCATTTTGGGAAAATCACATTTTGCAACGCGTACCGCCGGCGATGAGCGGCCATGATGCAGAAAAAGAAATGTTAGCGGCGCAATATCCACAAAGCCAGGGGGCGGAGGGTTATATTACAACATTGCCGGATGCTTGCATTGAAATGGTTGAGCAAGTGGACGCATTAAAAGGGTTGATTGATACACTAAAACAAGAGCAAACCGCATTTGAAAATGAAGTAAAGGCCATTATGGGAGAAACGGAGCAAGCGTTTGCCGGTTCCCACAAAGTAACCTGGAAAACGGCTAGTAATGGGGTCCGATCAATGAGGATTAAATTAGATGCTCAAAGCGATCGGGAAAAATTCTATTCATCACGCCTCAAAGAAATCGATAAAGAACGCAAGGCGATTGAGAAAGAGCGTAAAAACATCGAAAAAGATGCAGAAAAGGCCCGCAAATTAGCGGAAAAAGAGCGGAAAATTGCAGAAAAAGCCGCAAAAGATGCATTAAAAGCGGAAAAAGCGGCATTAAAAGCGGCGGGATTGCCTGGAGAAGTTCCGGAGTTTGTCGTTATTGAAAAAGAAAGATTAGAAGATTATGAGGAAAACGTTGAAATTTTATCATGTCTAAGAGCCGCAGGCGTTGACAATTGGCAAGGGTACGACGATGCAATGCAAATGATGAGGGAGGGCGAGGAGTAATGAAAAAGATGAAAGTAACGTTTTATACAAGTATTATTTTGACGGCGGAAAGCGGGGAAAGCGAACAAGACAAATTTTCGATCATCAATGAAGTTAATGATGATGTAACAACCGAACAATTGGCAAGAGATATTGTTGATGTATTAGAGGATAACGGCTTTGTAGGAAACCAAAAAAATACTCATTTTTACAAAACGAGCATTATAACGGATTTTTCAATTAGAGAATTGGGGGAAAATGAAAATGACAACTAAAGCGGAGCAATTAAAAAACCAATTAGCACAAACGGCACAACAAACAGGGACGCCGGCGCAATCAAAACCATTAACGCCATCCCAGCAAGTCGGCCATTACCTAAAGGAAATGATGCCAACATTGCAATCTGTATTGCCGCAACACGTAACCGCGGAGCGCATGAGCCGCATTGCTTTAAATGTTATTCGGACAAACCCTAAATTATTACAATGTGATATTAATAGTTTAATGGGCGGAGTAATGGAGGCCGCAAAATTGGGCCTGGAGCCGGGATTAATGGGCCAATGTTATTTGATACCATTTGAAAACAGAAAGGCAAACCGCATTGAGGCACAATTTATTGTTGGTTACAAAGGGTTAATTGATTTAGTCCGCCGATCCGGCCAGGTATCAACCATTGAGGCCCGGACAGTTTATGAAAATGATGTTTTTGATTACGAGTATGGATTGGACAACTCATTAAAACACAAACCGACATTGACCAATAGAGGAGCCGCAATTGCTTATTATGCCGTTTGTAAATTAAAGGATGGCGGATCGAGTTTCCTAGTCATGAGCCATCAAGAAATGGAGCAATATAGGGATAAATACGCAAAGAGTAAAAAATTCGGTCCGTGGGTTGATGAATTTGATGCCATGGCCCGAAAAACAGTATTGCGCCAATTGATTAAGTATTTGCCAATCAGTGTTGAACATTTGAGCAATTTTGACGAGCAAAGCGGCGCGGCGGTTCATGAGGAAATGGAAAAGGCACGTTTAATTGATTTGGGCGAATATGTGCCAACAATCGAGGAGGCAGAAACAAATGAATAAGGTTTTATTAATGGGCCGTTTAACGGCGGAGCCGGAATTAAGATACACAACAAGCGGAACGGCGGTAGCTAGTTTTACACTAGCCGTCGGCCGCCGATTCAAGCGGGATAATGAGCCGGAGGCGGATTTTATTAATTGCGTTATTTGGCAAAAACAGGCGGAGAATTTGGCCAACATGGTTGGAAAAGGTTGCCGGCTCCAGGTTGTAGGCCGATGGAATACACGGAGTTATGAGGGCCAGGACGGGAAACGCGTTTATGTCAATGAGTGCATCGTTGAGGAATCGACGTTCATTGATTACCGGGAAAACAGAGAGGGCCAGGGAGGCCAGCAGGAGCCGCGAAACAACCAGGGCAACCAATCGCAAGGCGGAGGGCAACAACAACGTGGAGGCGGCCAAAATAGAGGTTTTAGCAGGGTGGACGAAGATCCATTTGCG